GGAAATTTCCGTCCGACCTATCTATGCCGCGAGTATCCCAAAGACCAGAAAAGATGAAGCCTTCCAATGGCTTCGCGACCACGAATTCGGGGACCTCGTGAAGAACAATGTCACGGTAACTTTTGGACGCGGGGAAGACGTAATGGCGAGGGCATTCCTGGACCTTTGCGGAATGAGAGGACTCAAGCCCACCCAGCTTGAGAAAGTCGAGCCGATGACGTTGAAGGCATGGCTTCGGGAGCGGGTGGAAGCGGGGGACGCCGTCCCGCTGGATTTATTCGGCGCGTACATATCGCAACGTGCAACGATCAAGAGGAGCAAATAGACATGGCCCGAACGGCAGTATCGAAGAAAAACGGCAGAAACGGCAAGCGCAAACAAGCGATTGCCGTGATGAGCGCAGCGATGTTCGCGGACGATGCGGGCGTTGGTGTAAATGACTTGAGTTCCGAGGACCTCGCAATTCCTTTCCTAAAGGTTCTGCAAAAGATGTCTGATGAACTTGACGATCTGGACAACGCTAAGGCTGGGGACATTTACAACACCGTCACGAGAGAGGTGGTGAAGGGCGGAACGGGAGTTCGAGTGGTGAATTGCGCCTACAATTTGCAGTACATAGAGTGGGAGCCGCGTGGAACAGGGACGGGAGCACCCCACAACATCTATGGCGCGGGCGACGACCTTCCAAAGACCGAGCGGGGCGACGACAATAAGGACTACATTGTCGGTGGCAACGGACGCTACCTAGAACGGACAGCCCAGCATTACGTCCTGATTGTTGATGACGACGGTGTTACGCAACAGGCATTGTTGCCGATGAAGAGCACACAGTTCAAGAAGTCTAAGCACTGGAACTCAGCGATGCGGGCGCTGAAAATGAAAGACGCCGAGGGTAATATGTTCATTCCGCCACGTTTCAGCCACATTTGGCGTCTCGAAACAGTGGCCGAAGAGAACAAGAATGGTAGCTGGCACGGCTGGCAAATCTCAAAGGATTCGCAAATCGAAGATCGCAACCTTTACGCGGAGGCGAAGCTCTTCGCGGAATCCATACAGGCCGGGAAGGTGAAGGTGCGACATCAGAGAGAGGATTCATCCTCTGCTGACGAAAACACACCCTTCTAGGCAGGAGGGGGAGGTCTTGACTCCGCCTCCCCCTTTTTCTCTCCCATGAAAAAAGAAATCGAAAGATTTGCACGGCTCTTCCGTGGCCTCAACAGGGCCTACGGCGTCGTTGACCTGACCGGAAAAGACGCGAGCGGCAAGCAGAAGGGCAAATACAAATTTGTCCACGAACCACGGACCAGTGCCACTTACGCCGCGCATCTGGTCGGTACGACAAGCATTGGCGTTGTACCCATAAACGAAAAAAACGTGTGTGTCTGGGGCGCTCTGGACATTGACCAGTATCCGCTGGACCACTCTGCGATATTGAGGAAGCTCCAGAAACTTGATCTCCCCCTCGTTGTCTGCCGCAGCAAGAGCGGCGGGGCACACGTCTATTTGTTTTTAAAAGAATTTGTGGAAGCCGGAAAACTCCAGTTGAAGCTGAAAGAAGTTGCGGCGGAGCTTGGTTTCGGCACATGCGAAGTCTTTCCAAAACAAATCCAACTGGTTTTAGACCGGGGCGACAACGGAAATTTCCTCAATCTGCCTTACTTCGACCACAAGAACGGGCTCCGGTACGCGATAAAAGATGACGGCAGCGCGGCCACCTTGGAAGAGTTCCTGACCTACGCGGAAGCCGCAGCCATAACAGAAGAACAATTCAACAACCTGCTTTCCAAAGAATCGCCGGAGGTTGACCAAAAGCTGAAGGACGGTCCTCCCTGTCTGCAAGCTCTCCTGCGACAGGGCTTCCCTCAAGGCACTAGAAATAATGGGCTATTTAATCTTGGCGTCTATCTTCGCAAAGCCCATCCCGATGACTGGGAAAAGAAAATACTGGAATACAATCAGAACATCATGGAGCCGCCACTGGATCTGAGTGAAGTCAACATCGTCGCAGATCAGGTCAAAAAGAAGGACTACCAATACAAATGTGCCGACCAGCCCATCTGCAATTTTTGCAACAAGGATCTTTGCCGCTCGCGTAAGCACGGTGTTGGAGGAGGGGCTAACACACCCTCGGTAGCCAACCTGCGAAAGTACGACAGCGAACCTCCGCTCTGGTTCCTCGACGTGAATGGGAGTCCCGTCGAACTGGACACCGAGGGCCTGCAAAAACAGCCCCGGTTCCAAATGTTCTGCATGGAGCAGATAAATTTTATGCCGCGCACCATGTCAAAGCAGGCGTGGGAGACCCTAATCAACATGCTGCTGGGGGCGATGCTCGACACGGAGGGGGCCGTCATAACAACGAGCGATGATACGAGCTTGCGCGGGCAGTTCTACGACTTGCTTGAAGAATTTTCGACGCACATGCAGTCCGCGATGGACAGGGAAGAGATCCTTCTCCGCCGCCCATGGACCAATGAAGAGGAGGGCCGCACCTATTTCCGGTTAAAGGATTTCGAGGCTTTTCTTAAACGCAGCAAATTTTTTGACTATCGGTCGAACAAAATTGCCCAACGGCTCCGGGAAATAGATGGCGCAGCGGAACAGTTCCGGATCAAAGGAAGAACCGTTCGTTGCTGGTCCGTTCCTGCTTTCGCCAAGATCGAAGACGAATTTCCGACGCGATTTACCGATGATGAAGACATCCCGTTCTAATGGAAAAAATCCAGAAAAAAGCAACAGGTGATTTTACTCCGTGGGAGCGGATCTTAAAGGAACTAAGGAATGAGGCGGGGTACAGCCAGAGAAAGCTGGCCGTAAAATGTGGAATGCCGCAGCGCACCATCGCGGAATATGAAAACTGCAGGGGCACCAGGGAACTCTCCGTGTACAAAATCGAAAGGATTTTGGACACGCTGGGCTACGAACTTGACATCTTCTTGAAGGACAAACGGCCCAATGTTTAGATATTTCGGGCCACCGGGGACGGGGAAGACCACCACACTTCTCAACCAAGTGGACCAGTTGCTGTCCGGTGGCATGTCACCGAACGAGATAGGCTATTTCGCGTTCACGCGGAAAGCGGCCCACGAGGCACGGGACAGGGCCGTCGCGAGGTTCAATCTGAACCCGCAAAAGGACTTCCAGTTCTTCCGCACCCTGCACAGTCTTGCCTTTCAAATGCTTGGCCTAACAGGTTCTCAGGTTCTCAGCGACCAGAACCTTCGCGACTTCGGAAAGGCAACGGGCGTGGATCTTTCAAGCGGGGGAGCAGAGCGCGTGAGTGACGACGGATTCGTATCGATAAAGAGCAACGATCCTGCGATGCGCGCTATCGACCTCGCCAGAAACTCTTTGCTCGGACCACGTTACGCATACAACGTAACCGAGCTACAGATTCCGTTTTATGAGTTTGAGCATCTCTTTGAGGAGTACCAGCGGTTCAAGACGAAGCACGGCTTGAAAGATTTCACCGACATGATGGTCGAGTTGTCCAATAATCCTTCCGCGATACCGCGCTTGAAGGTAGTGTTTCTGGACGAGGCGCAGGATCTGACGCCACTCCAGTGGAAAGTGGCTCACCATCTGGGCGACCGCAGCGACCGTATGTTCGTGGCTGGTGATGACGATCAAGGAATCTATCGCTGGGCTGGCGCTGACATAGATCATTTCATTACCCTGGAGGGCGGCTCGGAGGTTCTCTCACAATCCTACCGCATACCACGCAGTGTTCACCGCGTGGCGGATGGCGTCGTCAACCGCATCCGTTCGCGCCAGAAAAAGAACTGGTCACCAAGAACGCAGGAGGGAAGTGTCGAAAGGGTGTACGATCCCAACACAATTAACTTTAGCGGCGGAAACTGGTTGGTCCTAGCCCAGGCTAATTACATGCTCGACGAGTTGGCCGAGCGTCTGACATCGAATGGTCAGTATTTCGAGCGGCGCGGGACGCCGTCACTCAAGAAAGAAGTACGCAACGCGATCAGCGCATGGAACCACCTCCAAGATAGCGCCGCGCACGAAATCTCCCACCGGGAAGCCCTTAACCTGTACGATTACATATCCAGCGGCAAAGGACGACTAAAGAGGGGTGCAAAGAAAATGCTGAGGGGGGCAGATGAACAAGACCTCTTCACGTCTTCCGTACTGCGCCAGAACTTTGGCCTCGAAACCGAGAATGGTCCGTGGGATGCTGCGCTGGACCGCATAGGCGACGAGGACCGCGCCTACGCCACTGCGCTTTTAAACAGGGGCGTAAACATTTTCGAGAAGCCCAAAATCAAACTCTCCACGATCCACGGGGCAAAAGGCGGGGAAGCAGACAACGTCCTCCTGTACCTCGACCTCTCCACAAAGGCGATTATGGAAATGGAGAAAAACCCAGACGACGCCCACCGCGTCTTATACGTCGGAATAACGAGAGCCAAAGAGAACCTCGTCCTAAAAATGCCAGAGGACTCCCAGAGGGGATGGGCCGTATGAAGGTCATCATCGAGAGCCCGTATACCGGTGATCTGCGCCGCAACGTGGGCTATGCCAGAGAGTGCTTATGGGATTCCCTCTTGCACCAGGAATCGCCCTTCGCCAGCCATCTCCTCTACACCCAGGTTCTCGACGACAAGATCCCCGAGCAGCGAGAGATGGGACTGAGGCTCGCCCTCGCTTGGTATAATGCGGCGGACCTATGCGCGGTCTACACGGATTTCGGAATTTCCGATGGGATGAAAATGGGCATGGAATATGCGTCGAGCATAAGCTTACCAGTGGAAGAGAGGAGCATAAGAAATGGGAGCCAAACGAGTTTTGGAGCAAGCTTTAGATTTAGTCAGTGGTGACCGTGCGGACGCCCACGGCCCGATATGGGAAAACCACAACAACATAGCGATGTTATGGAATGGCTACCTCTACAACAAAGATTATCTTCTGGCGGCTGACGTTGCCAACATGATGGAGTTGCTGAAGATTGCGCGTCGGAAACTTGGCACGTTTAGTGAAGATGATTATGTTGACGGTGCTGGCTATGCGGCGGTGGCACTGGAGTGCGCCGAAAACGAGCCACACTTCCAGGAAGAATTAACCAAAGAGGTCTGGAAGGGCTGGAGAAAAGAAAAAGAACGTCAAAGGGTCGCAGAGATGTTCGCGGATGATGAAAAAGAATCTTAAACGGCCAGTGTGGGGCGTCAAGACAGAATGGGTTCCTCCCGAGGAACTCCCCCCGACGCCCAGCGGCATAAAAGAAATTGCGATAGACCTGGAAACCAAAGACCCGCGCCTCAAGTCTCATGGACCGGGGTGGCCCACGGGCAATGGAGATGTTGTCGGTATTGCCGTCGCATACGAAGGTTTTAACGCTTACCTGCCCATGGCCCACGAAGGTGGCGGCAATCTCGACCGCAAGATAGTTCTCAAATGGTTTGAAAAAGAGATAGCAAACCACCCGTCCGACAAGATTTTTTACAACGCCGCGTATGACGCAGGCTGGCTCACGCACCTTGGCATAGAACTAAAGGGCACCCTCATCGACGCCATGCTCGCCGCCCCCTTACTTAATGAGAACCGCTTCAGCTATTCTTTGAATACCGTCTCCTATGATTACACTGGTCGAATGAAAAATGAAGCCGCGCTGCGGGAAGCCGCACAGGAATTTGGCGTTGACCCCAAAGGAGAGCTGTACAAGCTCCCCGCTTGCTTTGTCGGAGAGTATGCAGAAGCCGACGCAAAGCTTACGCTGGACCTATGGCAGG